CGTAAAATTATTTTTTAAATATGCAGTTATATAAGAAACCATTGCGTAACTTGCCGCATGAGCTCTATTGAAACCATACCCACCAAAGTACTCTATGTCAGAGTATATTTTTTCAGCTTTATACTCAGCTATACCTGAATTTTTAACGCAGCCTTCAACAAATTTTGTTCTAAACATTGCAATCTTGTCCATAAGTTTCTTGCCTATGACCTTACGAAGATCGTCCGCCTCAGCGGAACTGAACCCGGCCAACTCTTTAGCAACACCGAGTACGTCTTCCTGATAGAGCATGATCCCTAAAGATTGACCTAGTACTTTCTCTAGCTTCGGATGATCATATACTATTTTTGATTTTTTATGTTTTCTCTCTATGTATAATTTATCCATCCCAGAACCCATTGGCCCAGGTCTATGAAGAGAAATAAGCGCCATTATGTCTTCTATAGACTTAGGTTGCAATTGAACCATCATGTCACGCATACTGCTTGACTCAAGCTGAAAGACACCTATGGCGTTCCCCCTACATAGCTCCGCATAAGTTTTTTTATCTGCGATATTTATATTATCTAAAACAATATTTTTATTACGAGTCTTCTTTACTGTAGATATGCATTCGTCAATAACTCCTAGGTTTCTTAAGCCAAGAAAATCTATTTTCAGCAGGCCGCATTGTTCAACTCTACCCATGTCCCATTGCGTGATTAAGGGTGAGTCTGCTCCTTTCTGCATAACGGGTAAATATTCTATTAAAGATTTCTTTGATATCACAACACCCGCAGCATGTATACCCGTTTGCCTTACAACACCTTCGAGCCCTAATGCTGCGTCTACTATTGTTTTAGAATCCGAATCTGAATCATACGCTTGTTTAAACTCAGTAACTTCCATGCATTCTTGCAAGTTTTTTGAGATGCCCAACACCGGAGGGGGGACAAGCTTTGCTATTTTATCTCCGGAAGTGTAATCAAAACCAAGCGCTCTTGCTGCATCTCTTATGGATTGTCTAGCGCCTGTTCTGTTGAATGTGCATATGTGAGCTACCTTGTCTTCTCCGTATTTACTTTTTGCGTATTCAATAACTTTATCCCTATACCTATCGTCAAAGTCTAGGTCAATATCAGGCATCGACTTTCTCCCCTCAACCAAAAATCTTTCAAACAACAAACCAAATTTAATCGGATCTAAATTTGTAATATCAAAAGCGTAGGACAGCACACTACCCGCTGCAGAACCTCTGCCCCAACCAACTCTTATGTTATTTGTTTTAGCCCATCTGACAAGGTCGGATACTACTAAAAAGTATTCCGGAAAACCCATTTCTTTTACGACTTTTATTTCGTGTTCTGCGCGCTCAATTACATTCTGAGGAAGGCTATTGCCGTATCTGTTTCTTAAACCTTCCCAGGCTAATCTTTCAAAATATTCTGTTGACGTTTCTTTTGTTGGAATTGGAAAGTTTGGAAAATGTATTTCTCCAAACCTCAAGTTAAGATCAACCATATCGCAAACCGACATAGTATTCTTTAACCAATCTTGATTAAATAATAATTCCATTTCTTCATAAGATTTCAAATAAAAATTATCACCAGAAAAAGAAAATCTATTTTGAGTATGTATATTAGAGTTAGTGGCCACACATAACATTATGTCATGCGACCTAGCATCGTGCTGATGAACGTAATGGCAGTCGTTGGTAGGAATCACTTTAGCGTCGATAGCTTTTGCTATCTCTATAAGTTTCTTAGAAATCTTTCTCTGCTCTGTTATTCCATGGTCTTGTATTTCTATAAAATAATTTTCTTTGCCCACTATGCTTTGCATTTTGTACGCAGCATTTAATGCAAAATTGTAATCATTTCTTAAGAGCGCTTGACAAACCTCACTATTTAGGCAGCCAGACAAAACAATTATTCCCTCAGAATATTGAGAAATTAAATCATGATCTAACCTAGGTTTTACGTAGTATCCTTCTAGATAAGATTTAGATGACATCTTAATAATATTGTGATAGCCTGTATTATTTTTGGCCAATATGGTTATATGATAAGGGCCTCTTTGTTCCCATTCGTTTTTGGATGGGCCAGATCTCTCCTCTTGATCCCTATCAAATCTAGTTTTTCTAGCCTGATAAAATTCGCTTCCGAAGAATAGGCTTAACACCAATCGCAGTAGCTGCGTCATAAAAATCTAGCCACGAATGAATGTTGCCATGATCTGTTGTAGCTAAACCCGCCATGCCTAGTTTTTTTGCTCTTTCAAGATACTTTTCTATATTACCGTGTCCATCAAGTAGCGAAAAAACAGTATGATTATGTAGGTTGGTCCAGTTTTTCATGTATTAACTAATACCCCTACTTCTATCTGAACCATCTATTGAATCATTACGTTTCTCTCTATATGTAATTATAACAACTCCACCACAGTACTTGCAAGGCACAGCCAAACCTTGCTGTGCGAAAGGACTATTATACATGTAGGACATTGGCTGATCAGACTTACACTCAGAGCAAACCCCTATCACATCGTCAGGATTTTGTATTTGATTCATTTTTATCCTCACTTTCTTTTTTTGTTTTATAAGCAAATCTTATGGGTGACGGAGAAGACTTATCATTCGTTTCCATATACCTTTCTCCAATCTTAATCCATTTTCTTTTTCTTTCAAGCTTACAATCCCCGCAACCAACACCGACGGAATTAGCTCTTTCGCAAGTATAGGGCCTACCCCCTATACCCAAATGTCTTCTCTTTATCCAATCATTTATGTGAGCTGAAGATTTTTCAAAATTATAATCATTACAAAAACTTAATATTTCATGAAGAAACTTTATGGCATCATCGGTATAGGTTAAAATTGAACATAAGAATAACCTAGATTCGTGATCAAGATCTTTTTTGTCTTTAGCTTCTTGATAAATTCTTTTCACTGCTGGACAATTTTTAAAAAGGACGTCGAGTTGAAAGACCTTTTGAATCTCATCGTTCTTTGACTTTAATCTTTGAGTTCCATATTTATTAAAATACGAAAGATAATCTTTGCTTTTTTCTTTTTCTTCTTCCATCAAGTAAGAATGTTCTCTATACCATTCATTGGCTTTGTAGTTAAATGAAATATCTTCATAGGCGTGATCGGACGCCTTTTTCGCCAAAAGCAATATGTGATCAATCCCTCTTGAAAAATCTTCATAACTAAGAAGGGTTTTATAAAGCTTAGTATCCTGATGTTTAGTGCCAACCAAGCGCCACATTCTTCTAAGATCATAAACGGCTAAATCAATAGTCGGAATAGCTAAATCTTTTTTAATTTTTGATGCCATAAACTTAAACTGCGTATGCAAAGTGTTCGAAGGGGAGATGCCCAAACACGATGCTTCGCACTCAACATGAAAACCTTTTTTGCCGGTAAAATATATTTTAACCGCTTCCTCGGGTATGCTTTTATATAAAGAAACCAGTAGTTGCGATGTATCCGAATACGATTCTAAAATTTCTTTACTGTCAAGATCAAAATATAAATTTGAATACCTTGTAGCTTTTTCTAAGTCCTTTGAATTATATAGCCAAACAGAGGTATATATACCGGGTGTTGCCATTCTTGATTGCATAGTTTGCGACATCAGAATAGTCTAAAACAAGTGGTAAATTATTTTCTTTGTCTCTTATAACTCTTTTTAAAGACGGAACATACCTAGCAACCTCAACAAAACGCCAGGCAGAAAGAAATTTATTTTGTTCATTACAGGGTCTCATAAAACCTTGCATCGCCCCTCGTTGTTCTTAAAGTAAAAGAGAATACTTTTATCTGTTTTCATTTCGGAAGAAAACGTCCTATGGTAAACAGATTCGGTTAAATAGTACTCCCAATTTTCAAGTAAAACGCTTCTTTTAGCTACCCTATTTGATTGTGGTACCTGCGTCATTTGATCTCCATCTATACTCTTGAACATTATCTCCGTCCACTATAACATGAAGTTTCGACGCAATGTTATCCGCCAAGTGAACAATTTGATCCAGGTAAGTAATTGGTATTGTTTCTGGGACAGGAGACCACGGACCTAAATGGCATCGAACTAATCTTAAAATTGTTTGAACATCCTCCTCACTTAAAAACAGGGTTGAAGACGTAAGATCGCTAGCATACTTTTTGTCATCCTCTTGACACACTTTAACAAACTTACCTACGGTATACGGATGCATTGGATCATAACTGAAGGAGCCAGACTCGTCTAATTTACCCTTTGTAATATCATGCAGTAAGCATGCGGCAAGAACTATATCAACCTCTTCAGGTGGAAGACTATGAGACTCGCACAGTATCTTTGCAGTTCTTACAACCCTCTTAGTATGAAGAACATTCCCACCCTCGTTGTGTTCATCAATTGGATGATATTTACCAGAAAAAGAAGAAGGTATTTTCCAAAAAGATTCCGCTCTCAAAAGAACTGATCTCACAAAAGATTTGATGGGCTCAGATTTGATCATATTAATCTCTTGCAGCAAGGGCGCCAACACGTTATCCTCTTCACCCATCATTGACGTAACAACTGACTGCTCTAAGATGTCATCTAAAATATTATTTTTGTTATTTTTTACCATAATCTACTCTCTAAAATTTTTGAAGGACCATTTTGAACAAGGCCCATCAAAAGGACAACGTTTACAATAATAAGTTAAGCCTCTTCTTGGGAAAAAGTTTTTGTTATCAGACAATTCTTGTACCCAAAATTTTAGTGCTTCTACATCATCATTGTTTGTGTTTTGAATTTTTACTGAAGGATTTGAATCCATTATATCATAGTAGCCAAATTTAACTCTACTAATCATGGATGGGTTAGTTCTCTTGTAGGCGTAATACATGCAGGCGAAATCAGTATTATGTAAATGATTATTTGATTCTTTTGCGTTAAACATCCACTTGAGAATATAAAGTTGATTATCTAAAATGTAAATTAGATCAAAACTCCCTTTGATTAAAACCTTGTCTATCGGTAGATTGTATTCTTCAGATATTCCCACTGGAATAATTCCTGGATTTGAGAAGTACTCGTGAAAGTTCATCAACGCTGCGGTAGCCTTGGAGGTAAGACTCGCAGTGTTTCCATACGCTGTTTCGTGCTTCTCATTGATAACGTCTTGGGCAGACGCACCCTTAGGAAACCATAACTTTTGCCACCTATTTTGCAGTGCGGAATAAGATGCCGGACTACCACTTTGCTTTTTGTAAAAGAAAAAATTTATTACATTTCTTAATGTATCTTCAAACCTATCAGTCATTATTTGACGACTTGGTATTGTTTCTGTAAGCTCTTTGTTATGTCTGTAATCGTAAAGAAGGCCGCAAGTTTGAAAATCCTTAATAGATTTAGGTGTCACTTTTAACATTAGGAAAAGTCTCCAAACAAATCGTTGATTCTATTGTTTTCTTGATAGTCAGTCTCTTGAACTGACTCGTATTCCTCATAAGCTTTTTTACTATCGTTATACCTAACCAACGGTGGATCATAAACAAAAGTGGAACCAGTTATTCTGTTTTTAGGTATCTGTAACTGCATGACATACTCGTCCTCAGATTCGTCTCCAGATATAAGTTTTTTATCTGTTATAAATATCGTCACAGCACACTTTTGTTGTATCGACAATGAACCACCTGTATCAGACTGTTGAACGAGTTCTCGCTTTTCTTTCATTCTATTTGCGTTTTCTTGAGCGGTTATTATCAAAACGCAATTCATATCTCTAGCTAATTTTTCTAATCGAACCATCATTTCTTCAAATTCGCCCCACCTAGGCTTACCCTTTCCGCCCCTGGTGAACATTGACTGTATCGTGTCAATTACTATTACGTCAGGAATCTTGTTGTTGTGACCCATTAAATCTCTAAGCCATCTCTCAAGATCTTCAAAGTAAGGAGTGTCTGGATCATGCCTGACCATAAATCTTTCACCCCATTTGCTTAACCTATCTTTAAAAATTTGTACGTATTTTTTCTTTTCTTCACTTGACCAATTAGATGCTTCTGCATATATATTCTTTTCTATGACCTGGGTCATTAGAACTCTTTCCCAGTGAGCTTTTGCTTCTTCAAAGTTTATGTAAAGAATAGAGTAACCAGAGTCAACCCAATGATTAACCAAGCATTTGGCAAAAGTGCTTTTACCTTTGCCGGATGGGGCGATGATCGCATGAACAGCACCCTTGAAAAATCCACCCTTATCAGTGTACCCCATTGCTCTATTGAGAGACTTAAATTGAGTTGACATAAAGTCGGGTATAACCAAAAGATCCTCGGCCCTACCAGATATGTCCTTAGCTGTTGTTACATTATCTAGTGGATTATAGCTTATCTGATTCTCAAGTTCTCTAATTTTTGCTGTTAATAAAGATATTCTTTCTACGTCTTCGTCCGATTTATTTCCCTTTTGCGTTATGAGCATTTGCAGTTCTTGCAAGTAATCTATCTGTCTTCTTTTATTTGCCTTATGCTCTATGAGTTTTAACACAGATTCTGAGTTCGAAAGGTCCAAATTAATCAGTACGGAAAACATCGAATCAACACCAACTGGTCCACCCAGGGCATCGTATATATCTGTCTCTGTTTTTAGCCAGGATTTAAAAGCTATCGTATCTACGATATCTAACTGCGTCGCCCTATAGTATGCCATAATGGCATTATAGAATTCGTATATTCCACTTTCTCCATGATTTTTGCCAACAATTTCAGAGCTTAGATTATCGTGAAAAAATTTAACTGCGCCGTGGCGTTCTTAGACACAGCGAAAATATTTGATATTCTATTGGATAGTTATTTGTGGTTTCGTCTTGATTCACTATTTTTTCTCTTCAACTCTGTGTAAATTTTTTTTCTTCTATCACTATTTGCTTTTTTGGCTTTTATGTAAGATGGACTCTCTGTTAATTTTTTCTTCTTCTTTTTTATGCTATCAATCTTTAAGCCGCTGCTCCTTAATTCTTGAAGAATTCTTTCAAAAACAACTTGTTCGGTTAGCTTATCATCGTATCTAAAAACTATTAATGATATACCTTTCTCAATGCACATGTCTAGCTTTTGAAGATCTCTTTTTTGAGACTGGATGAAATCATCTTTTGATGCATGAAACCTTCCGGTATAGTAAAAGTGTTGCCTACCATGATACTCCAATGCAACGTTGTACTTTGGGCAATATATATCTAATTTTAATTTATTTCCTATGTGATATTCATTAATGATTTCTTCATTAGGTATAAGCTTTCTTAATATATCATACAAGGAAGAATGACCACGTGACATCTTCTTTTTCTTTTTTTT